TCTTCTAACTGTTCTATTAACTGGATTTGATCATTATTAAGTAATGGCTCGCCTCCGTTGAAATGTATTTTTTTAATGTTTGATAAATCTAACTTGTCTAAAAAATTATTCGATTTCTGGAATTGCCGTCCGATTTCAAATAATTCAGTTTTACCATAACCTAATTCGCTGGCCCATGTGCTACTATTATTCGGTACACACATAATACAAGAAAGATTGCATGCCCAAGTTGTGCTATGATCTATGCCTTCTAAAACTATGTCAGAGCTAGGTGGAATATTAAAAAATTCAATGGCACTTTGCCTACGACTTTTGTGTCCAAGTTCTTCTGCTTTCCAACAAAGATTACATTCTGATGGTTTTTTATTATTGTCAAACTGCTGTCTTAATTTAGTTAAATGCGGACTAGCATTAAAGTCAAAAGTTTCAACTAACTCGACTTGGCTATTTGCTTGACAGCACGGTGCCACACGAATTTTATCATCGTTTACTCGATCAACAAACACACTGCGATAAATTTCAGGGCACCAGTTACTGTAATCGTTTGGCAAGTTGTTTCTTCCTTAATTCTATCTTAATTTTACTAGTTTCTTTAGATTGCATTATAGTTAATAAAGTTCCTAGTCGACCAAATTTTATTACGGCATCATTTACATCTTTAACATCAGCGGGCCACTCGGGTATGCTTACACTCCACCCTAATTCAACAGCACGATCCACTAATTTCATTCCTGCCTCGTCTTGATCTGGAACAACAAGTATTTCTTTACCAAGACTACGAATCAGTCTAACTTGTGCGTCATTGATCTCTGCGTGTAATACTGCTAAACCATTAATGCTCAATGCATCAAATACACCTTCTACTACAATGGCATATTGCCAGTTAGCATTTTGTAAGTCTGTGCCAAATACATAGCCGTGCTGTATATCTTGAATATACTTAGGTGTCTTATTATCTAAAAATCGTGTAGTGTGACCTACTACTTGATTATTATGTGTAAACGGAATTACGATTCCTTGACGAGGCATTGTTTTATACAAAAATGGGTAGTCCATTAGCATGCCTCTATCTTTTAAATATTCCTCGGCTAACTCTGTTAACTCTTGTATAGCAGGAGGTAAATCTCTATCTTCAAATTCAATTGATTGTAAGCGTTGCACTATTTCTTGGCGTTCACCTAACAAGCCTTCTATGCTCTTATGCTTAAGACTTTCGAGATTAATCCGTTCAATTTCTTCTTGTGGAACATTAAGCCACTCTAATAACTTACGGGCTTTGAATGTTAAGTTACGACCTAAAACAAAACTAGCAGTATAACCACAGTTAAAACAATGATATGACCAAGAGCCATCGGAATTAGTCTTAATGCCGCCACGCTGTCGCTTGTCCTGTGTGTCGCCACGATGAACGCAACAAGGTGCGTTGAAACTTATCCAACCGGAACTTGTTTGTTTTCGTTTAGTAGGTAAAAAAGAAACCAAATCAATCATGCTATAATTATAGCAGATTATTTAAAAAGATTCAACTCTATCGGTAGTATAAATTTTCCACAAATCCGGTGCCAATTAATACTAATGCACCTTGATTATTTGGCGGAACTGGATAATTAGGAGTATTAACACCAGCATTTGGTACTACCCAATAACCAGAACCTCCATTAGTAACCTCGATGCTTTCAACCGATCCGGTGTCACTTAAAATAGCTACCGCTGTTGCTCCAGAACCATCACCAACAATATCAATTTGAGGAGGTGCTAGATATCCCGAACCAGCATTTTGAACCACAATACTAGTAACCACACCATTTTCACAAATAGCGTATGCTTGCGCAGGTACACCGGGTTGATTTGGAGTAGCAAATATACTATTATTAAAACATAGTCTAAGCAAAGGATACCACCCAACAATATTCATATATATTGTGCCAGTGTGGTTATAGTATGTGGTGCTCTCAGTTACATTGTACGGAACACTTTCATAATTTTCAGCTGCCTGCGCTTTAATGGTTCCTGTATATCCAACTAGGTCCATTTGAATTGTTGTAATTGATTGTTTAGGTACTATAAAACTACTAAAAAATTCTGTATTTAAAAAGCTGTTCCAATAATTTGCGCCATTTGGGTTTCCGGTCCAATAAGGATTATCGGGATAGTTTGCAAAACTAGCACCATTATAACTACCTTGCGCTGACAATTTTACAGTAGGAATAGTAAGAGGAGCACTTGGAACATATTGTGGAAATACACTATCGACTATATCTACCGGCGCACGAGCACCAGATTGTGCATCTGTGAATACTGCTTCATTAAGATTACCGCTTGCACGAGTTATACTATAGTTTGCTGGTTGAGCCAAGACTTCTAATAAATCTGAGCTCGATAAAGTTACTTTTGCACGACCAAGCGGTGCATTCAATATAACCATCGGCTGATCGATTAGTATTTCTGTTCCTTGGGTGTTAATTACCCGGAACATAAATGAACTGCCTGTAATATTTACAGGTTTTTCTTCTTGGTTAATGAATTGAAATAATAGAACATTATCAATTCCTTTATTAATTGTTAGTTTTTTAGCGTACACAGGATTATACCTATAAATGAAAGTTTCTCCGTCGCCAGTGTCTATCAATAATACTGATGTGATCTGTTGGTATATATAGGCTTGGGTAGAATACATATTTGTATTTATAGTTTTAAAGGTCTATCTAAACCATAAATATCCTATATTATGACTAACGATGTTTTTAACCAATTATCTGAAAAATACCCGTTTATAACGCTGTGTGTTTATGCTACAAATGAATATTTAGGTATTATACAAAATCAAGATGAAATAATTACTACAATTTACGATTTTGGCAGCATTCAAGATTTAGAAACTAAAAAGAAGTTTTTAGAATTAGCCAATATTTGGTGGTGGGAAAGCAATCGAAGTATTCCTATTAATATATTTCTTAAAACAGAGTGGGAGCCGTTTAAGGTTTATCTAAGAACATTTGTAAATAAAGATCTAGAAATACTGCATGGCCCAGTATGCAGTTTAAGCGAGATGGGTCGTAAAAAATCTAAAAGAAAATCAATTACTTTAGTTAGACGGATGGAGTAAGTAAATTCATATGCAACGCTACTAAAGCTGCGTAAGAAATTGCGTGGCTTTTTTTAAATGTGTAGCCTTTGCTTTCGTTGCCGTCCCAAACTGTTTCAAATACTTCTTTCCACGATTTATTTTGTAAATGTGCTTTTCCGGGACGAATAATACTGATAAATGCGGCCATTCTAGGAATACTATCGGGTTTCATTGATTGTAATAAGTCTGTATAATTTCCAATATGTACCAATTGTTTCGTCCAGTCCGGATCGGTCCATAATAGACTCCAGTTAGGTTCTGTTGATAGTAGTTCTTGGTAGTGCTCTGGACTTTTAATTAATTGATATACCGACATATTCAACAAATCAATCTTAAAATAACCACGCTGTTCTGCTACTTCGTAATCTATCGCGGCACACTCGTTTACTGGATCATATGGAATGTCTGTGACATATACTCCCGAGTTATGCCGACGAACCTGTCCTTGATGATGTTGCATAGCAGGTATGTAGGAGATAAGTTTTAACACATCATCCCGGTTTGCAAGATCCAAATCTATGTCGGCAGATTTTGTTTTAATTTTTTCTTCCATTTTATACCTTTGTTCCACGCTGTTTGACCTTTATTTTTTGATACGCCCGACTGACTCTTGGCATATTTCGCAACACGCGGGTCATCTTTGGAGAGACCTTTATTCCATGCCACTCGTCCGTTTTTCTTGATAGTAGCACTTTGTCTTTCTTTTTGTTCTTCGGGCATTTCAACACCTTTATTCCAGGCTGCCCGGCCGTTTTTCTTGATAGTAGCACTTTGTCTTTCTTTTTGTTCTTCGGGCATTGCAACACCTTTATTCCAAGGAACTTTACCTGTGTTAGCGTAACTCACAGCTTCACCAACTAATTGTCTTGCTAATTCATAAAATCTTGATGTTGGGCGATAACGCCGATGATCCGGAGATACTGATAGCATTCTATTAAATGCAAATGACATTTTATGTAGTGCTTGCCCACAATACATTTTAGTTAATAATAAGTGTGCAATAAAATGTTCTCTTGGTAGTAATCTAACTTTATTTTCTTTACTATCATCTCCGCCAAGTGATCTTGGAATAATATGATGAGATTCAAAACACACCCCTTTGGGCAATTTTCTCAGTTTTCTTGATTCAATTAACTGATTATACCACTTAGAATATTTGTTGTTTAATGTTTTCATACTATTATTTATCTGCTAAGTCTAAGTCAATAATTCCATTACCATCCTGCCTTTTGTAATATATCCTTAGCATATTCTTGATCTGCTGGATAATCTTTAAATTTACGCATCCAAAAGTCTGCATCGATATAAGGCCATATCATAGACACTTGAGTGGCATCCAGCTCTGCTAGAAATTTTTGACCCGATTCGCTATTATAAATTATCCAAGGACTTACACGACCTGTAGTAACTGCATATACCATGGCGTTGGAGTTGCCATATCGCAAGCAATCTTCTGCAGGATGCCCTGATTTCTCTGCCCAGTCTATGCCAAACTCCATGGCACGAGCTAATGCATCGTTAACATTTTCTACACGCAAATATTCTGTTAGATATTCTGTGTAGATACTATCATTGGACCAATGATCAATTTTTTTATTTTGTTTTAATACCCATTCAGTGAATCGAGCTGGGTTAATTGCTTTTACATCAACACAATAACGACCAAATTTTACAAAGGCTTTATAATACGGGCTATCTGCAAAATCATCAAATGTTTTTAACTTTGCACTACCTTGTGTTAATTCATAAAATTTTAAGTAAGCATGGAAACCTAACCGCACACCTGCTTCATCTTTTTCCATACGACGGCGGCGCGGTTCGCATGAATGTACGGCCAAGCTAGATTCTTTAACAAAGTCTTTCTTACAATACTGACAGGTATAGCTCATTCTTTTATAACAAAGTGTCTAAGAAGGTTGTGTTTATCAAGATATCCGACTAAATCAGTTTGAATCAAATGGGCATAACACAACGGCCACAATAGTGCTACTTCATATGCAGTAATATCTTTAGCCGGCCGATACATATAGAATTTACCGTCTAGCCGGAATTGAAGAGCGTCTTCAAAGTCTAACGGCTTGGGTTCTTCCTTAGGTTTTTGTTTAAATGGCCAAATCACTTTTTAACATCCTGGCCGCTGGCCTTTAAGTAAGCATCGATATCTTTTTTGGTATTAATTTTTGCCATCAAATTTATTTCATCGTCTTTAAGATATGGATATATTTCTGCTAATTGTTTACGAATACCGCTTGCGCCAGGCTCTTTTTTCTTTGGAGCGATCCATTGATGCTTGTGCGTTCCCATGCCAGGGCTTACCGATGATGCACATAACCATTGCAATTGTGGATGTTTGTTTATATTAAAAAAATGCTTATTCAATCGTTCATTGCAACTAATTAAATAAAATTCTTGTAAATCTTTTGATCCTTGTACGCTACTTCCCCAACGAATCATTAAATAATTACTAAACTTTTTGCGTTCTTCATCTGTAAGACTATTATAAAAAGTTCGATCTTTTCGATCAAAACAATTCATTTCATTGTTAATATTAAGTTTGTCCACTACCAAGCCTTATTATAATCAATCGTTTCGCAGTTACGACTAATGTCTTTTACAAAATATACACATTCAGGGCTCGGGCCATCAGTAATAGGAACACATAACATTTGGCCGTTTTTTAATTTAGGAGCATACCAGGCTACCTCTTGATAAACATCAATGATCTCAATGTCAAGAAAACTTGGGCGAAAACTTGACAATGGATTAAATTGAAATGCTTTAAATCCTCGGTCGTTTATAGCTGTTAACGGAAGCACTTCTAAATCTCCAAGATCTGGTTCGCCAATTAAAATTTGCCAATCTATCGGCATACGAACAAACGAGGTACCAACTTTTAATACCAATGCCGGTGAATTAAACGATTCTAAAAAAATTAATGGTATATAATGATAATCTGGTTCTTGCGGGTTACTATTATCCAAAATAGCAAATCGCATATCATCAACCTCTTCGGGCAAATGATCTAATTCATATGATTCGTTCTTATCTAAAGTTAATATTTTCATACTATTATTATAACATATTTTGTTAGTTGTGCAACCTTTACTTCCATTCTAATTTTTCTTGTGTGAATGGATAGTTTGCTTCTTTATAAAACTGTTTACGCTTAGTTAAATGCCGTTTAGCAAACTTACAAGTAGAGGTAACATCCCAGATTTGTACAAAGTCTTTGTCCTCGGCTTTACGAATACCTCGTCCTATACTCTGAATAACACGAACAAAACTTTTTCCAGGCTCCACCAAAACAAGGTTGAAAATACGAGGAATGTTAATGCCCACAGCAGCCACTCCATAGGTCGCAACAATGATTTTATCATCGACTTCGGCGACTTCATCATACTCATCCTGTCTATCCTTTGCTTTAGTTGCGCCACTAACCATAACAGCACGGTCACCCAGGCGTTCAATTAATCCTTGTCCAGCGGCGATACGATCCACTAATACTAGTGTATTGCCTGTTTCTTTAATTGTTTTAATTAAGTTTGCAATAGTATCCAAGCGATCTGATTCTTCTAACAAGAACTTTAACTCACTTTGATAGTTGCTAAACTCTGCATGGTCTACTAACTGCACAATGTTAACATGGCATTGTGCCAGTACACCTTTGTCCTGTAACTCTTTAGCACTAAGTTGATTAATTACCGGGCCAAGACTACATTTTAATGCTTGAAATTCAAAAGGTTCTTTAGGTATAGTTCCTGTCAATCCCCAGCGTAGCGGAATCCGACTCATAACACCGGTAAGTAAACTCTTTAATGCGTCGGCTTTGGCCATATGGACTTCGTCAACAATAACGCATACAACATCTTCTAGGAAATCTTGTATGGTAATATCGCCTACAGAGTTCTTTGTATTCTTTAGTAAGACATTTAAACTTTGCCAAGTGCAGATAGTATGCTGTCGACCAAATTCCTTACGGTCACCAAAGAACACACCCACATCCTGTTCCATGTTAATGTAGTCTTTTTCTGTTTGCGTTACTAGACTTTTATTAGGGACAATAACAATAGTACGACCATATGGTGTCACTGCATTTGATAGTGCGGCTGTAATAACAGTCTTGCCAGCACCTGTGGCAATCTCCTGTATACATTGTGGATTCTCAAGGAAGTTGTTAATGATCTCAACTTGATAGTCGCGCAATTCCATCGGTTTACCTTCTAGTGGATGCCCTTTACCCCACACAATATGGCTAAATGTTTGTTCAGTTACTTTTTCAAAAGTAAAATTAACAGAATAGTCCCGCTGATCATTAAGCTCAATGTCATAATTAAATTTCTCTAAAATAGGAATAATTTCTGGTAGCAAGTTTACATAAGTGCTACCTCCAAGTTGAAAGTATGATATTTTGCCATCCCACCGTCCTAGTCTAACAGCTGGAAGATACCTAGCTCCTGGAACATCATATTTGAAAGCATTAACCAAAGCACGGCGAGCATCTAACTCCAGGCCCGAAATTTTGATGTTTACTTCATCGGTAATAATAATTGTAGCTGTTCGCATATAGATAGTGTAACATACTTATCAAGGTAAAGTCAAAAAAACAGGCCCCTAAAGGCCTGTTGAAAGTGGGTAGTTTGCACTACCCAGGAGCTACCGTTTACTTAACCGTTTCTACTGCCCTGGTAAAATTATTCTGCTATTAAAATACATAACGCTAATGCTACAGCCAAAAACGGTTGCCCAACAGCAATTAGTAAGACAACCGCTAGCCAAACCATATTAGCTATTCTTCATACAAGTGCTGGCGGCCAGTGCCTTCCAGTTATCACTGGATACTTTGGTTAAGTCTGCAATCTTAAGTGCCATACGCAGGCTCATTTCACGCAATCGAGTTTGGTTTGCTTCCATAAACTCAATGATCTCGTCACTTTGTTCTGTGCTAAAATCGTAGTCTGCAAACAACTCACCTTTGAGGTAAATCTGCTTGATACGCAAGAAACGATCACGCATGGTGTTAAGGGTAAGGTCTAGGAAGTGGCAACGACTCTGTAATGCTTCCAAATGGTCTTGCAACTTCTTGCTCTTAAGATTGCTGAACTGTAGGTTGGTAATAAAAATACAACTACCTTTGAAGTCGAACATATCTGGAACGCCTTCACGACGCAACATAGCACTATCACTATTCCAGTAGATACGGCGCTTCTTACCCGAATCCAGTGCGGCCTTGAGAATGTTTAGGCTCAAGTCATCTTGGAACACAGAGTCACAGTCATCAAACACCAAGACATTGTTTTTGTCAGAATGCTTATACAAGGTGCAATACAGACCAATCGGAGTCATAGCACCTTTGATCACTTCATACTTGACACGACGCCCACTTAACTGGTCAAACAAGCCAGAATGCTCTAACTGTTTTTCTACACCATAACTCTTGCCTACACCAGGAGGACCAACTACAATCATTGCACGGACATCTCCTGCGATTGTGGCCTTAGTCATTTGGTCCAGGATATCAAAGCGTTCGCCAATACGGGCGATAACTTCTTCGTCAGTTTCTACAGGTGCCTTGTTATGGACATGAACATGAGGATGAGCGACGGGTGCTACAAACTCGCCTGCAGGAACACTTTCCGCAGTAAATTCTACCTCTTCAATACCGTTGACATTGATACGAACTACTTCTGGTAAGTCTGGGCCAAAAAAGCCATCTGATTTCACAGTCACATAGCCTCCTTTGGCTCCTGTTTGGTAACCTTTTACTAAGTTAAAGGTCACATTGTTTACGGGTTGATTACGGTATGTTCCGTTTTTAATAATTACTGTACTCAAGGTTAGCTCCCTTAATTAATTGTTGATAATACTATTATAATCTATTTTGGGTTTTTGGTCAACCACTTATTTTTTTGTCATTTCTTCAAGTTTTGCACGGTATTGCAACTTGGCTACACGAATGTCGTATAAAAGCGACACTGATACATAAGCCGCGACACTCATAAAACAAAATCCTGCGGCATTAAGTGCCGTTTTGATTCCGTATGTATCTA